CAATATGATGATGAGAGTTATGACAACCCATATGATGTTAATGAAGAAATCGAAACAGAAGCAGACGGCATACTAGATTTTACAGAGTCAAATCCATTTGGTAATTATTAATGTTAGGAACCTATTTTTATCACGAGATAATAAGAAAAACTATTATTAGTTTTGGAACTTTATTTAACAATATTTCAATTCGACACACTAAAAGTGATGGTAGCATCTTAGATGAGACTAAAGTTGGTCTTTCTTATGGACCAATGCAAAAATTCTTGGCAAAGATTCAAGAGCAAGAGCAGTTATCAAAATCAATTGCAATTACTCTTCCAAGAATGTCATTTGAGATGATTGACATTCAATATGATCCTACAAGAAAGGTGGGAGTTACTCAAACTTTTAAAGCTTCTGAGGGATCAAATCTAAAAAAAGTCTTCATGCCCGTTCCATATAATATTGGATTTGAACTCAATATTTTTAGTAAATTGAATGATGATGCTCTGCAGATCATTGAACAAATATTGCCATTTTTTCAACCGTCATTTAATCTAACTGTAGATTTAGTTAGTTCAATTGGAGAAAAAAGGGATATTCCAATTGTATTAGATAATATCAGTTTCCAAGATGATTACGAAGGAACATTTCAATCAAGAAGAGCACTTATATATACTTTGAGATTTACTGCAAAGACATATTTGTTTGGTCCTATCGCAGATACTACAGAAGGTCTTATTCGTAAGGTTCAGGTTGATCTGAGTAGTGGAACAGATACATCAACTGCTAGAAGAGAGATGAGATATACTGCAACTCCAAAAGCACTTACAGATCAAAATAACGATAATGTTGTAAATGCTGCTGATGATGCTCTCTTAGAACCAGGAGATGATTTTGGATTTAATGAAGAGTGGAATTACTTAGCAAACTCTAAAGAATACAGTCCAACTAGACAAACTGATCTGTAATTACTATGTCAAACAGTTATGATTCGATAGATAAGGCTCTCAATACAGAGAGTAATATTGTTGATCTTAATGATTCTACATCAAAAATACAAAAACATAATGGAAATAATGATGTTAGAAAGGATTATGAATATACTCGCGCAAATTTATATTCATTGATAGAAAAGGGTCAAGAGGCAATCAATGGAATAATGGAAGTTGCTGAAGAAGGTGCAAGCCCCAGAGCATATGAAGTTGCAGGTCAGTTAATTAAAAGCGTTGCAGACACTACGGATAAGTTGATTGATCTTCAAAAGAAACTTAAAGATGTTGAGGAAGATACAAAGAAAACGACAAATAATGTCACTAATAATGCAGTATTCGTAGGTTCTACCTCAGAACTTCAAAAAATGCTAAAACAAGGGTTCCTAAATAATAAAGAGTAAAATATTTCCCAATGGGTTGGTCAGAAAAATATAAAAAATCTATTGATTGTGACAACCCAAAAGGTTTTAGTCAACGTGCTCATTGCCAAGGCAAGCAAAAGAAAATGCAGGAAGGAAATCTTCATCATTGGTTTAAGGGTTCTAAATCTAAGGATGGAAAACCTGGATGGGTTCAATCAGATGGATCTCCATGTGCAAATGAACCTGGAGAAACTAAAACTCCAAAATGCTATAGCAGTGCAAGACTTGCCGCGTTAAAAAGAAAAGGAAAAAAGGGAGAGAATCTTATTAAATCTGCTGATCGTCGCAAAAGGCAACAAGATCCTGGTCAGCAGTCTAAAAGTGGAGCAGCAAAACCAACAAATGTAAAAACCTTTGCGAAAGGTAAAAAAAATAAACATTACGTAAAACCAGAACCAGGATTAAAAGAAACCATGGAAATGCAAGAAGGGAAAGACATTAAAGGTAAGGGTAGTGGAAAAAAAGATGCCTGTTACCATGAAGTAAAAGCAAGTGCTAAAGTTTGGCCTTCTGCATATGCCTCCGGTAGATTGGTTCAATGCCGTAAAGTTGGTGCCGATAACTGGGGAAATAAGAGTGAAGAGTGGGTCGCACAGACCGCAGCAGAATACCTTTTCAATGAAGGTCTCAATGAAGATGGTGTAGCAATTTTTATTGAAGAACTTGGACTCGATCAATTCATCGATTTTATTTACGATATTGGTGAAGAAGTTCTCGCAGAAGCAAAATTTGACAGACTTCCTCCAGTATCTAAATCTGGAAAAATGATTAAAGACTTGCCCAAAGGTGGGGCAAGATCATCCGCAATTAAATCTAAGAGAAAAACAAGAGAAGTTCTTAGACAAAAAGTTGATTCCGAATCAAAATCGAAACCAGGGTTTGCATCATTCTCTAAAAAAGCATCAGAAGTTTCTAGTCAATCTAAAAAAGACAATGCTTCAAAAGCAGTTGCATCTGCCAAAAAACAACAACCAAAAAAGAAGGGTATTTTAGATAGAGTTGCTGGTGAAGTTCTTAAGGGTATGGAGCGTCACAAAGCAGCAATGGCTGCTGCAAGAGAAACTGGAAAAACTATTTCCAAAGCAGCAAAAGTAGGTGCTAAAGGTGCTCAAGAATTTGGAAAAGGGTTTAAGTCTGGTGTAGAAACTGCAGGTAAAGTTGCAAAGGTTGCTAAGAAAGTAGTTTCTGATAGTTATGATTACTCCAACTGGAGAGAAGACTTCAAGGCAATGGAATATGAGTTTATTGATATTATCAAACCAGAACCTTTAGTTACTGAAGCATCATTTGAAATTAAGCATACATCTGCTGATGTTAGAAGAGCAGAAAAAAAGAAAAAAATCGATACACTAGCACAACAAGGATCTACTGAGGGTGAGAGACGTGCTGCTGCACGTAAAGCAGGAACTTCTTTGCCCCCAATTAGAAAGGAAGAAGTTGACACCAGACGAGCACCAGCAGAATTAGTCGCAAGACTGAGTGCTAGAAGAGAAGGTGAAATGGCACAAGACGGTCCTAACAAACCAGCATATGATGCCAAACAAAGAATTCTTGCAAAAACAAAGGCAAAAAGAATGAAGGAAGAAGTTGAATCTATTGATGAATTAAAGTGTTGGAAAGGGTATAAGAGAAAGAAAGGTGCTGTTCCTGGAGAAAAGGGTTCTTGTGTGAAGGAAAATGAAGAAGTCATTGAAGCAAAAGATGAAACTGAAATTGGAATAACTGGATTACCAATTCCAAAGAAGAAGAGATCTCCTGAAAAGCAATATGAATTTGAAAAGAAAAGGAGAGAAAATTTAGGTCGTAATGTTGGTGGAAAAACCTACTCTGCTGATGTTGCTCCATATAAAACAAATCCAAGAATCGGATATCTTCGCAATGAAGAGATGGAAAATGAACTTGGCGAAGCAAGGCATACACCAACAAAATCAGATTTAGAAGCAAATATTGGTGGTGGAAATCTCCAAAAACTTTCTAAGAAAGCATCAAAAAGAATTGATTATGATGTTGATGGTGATGTAGATCCTAATGATAAAGTTGAAAAGAAAACTGGAGAGTATGGTGAAGAACTTCCAACTCCATTTGGAAAGTTTAGAACTGGAAGTTCAAAAACTGTGAAAACAAAAAAAGAAGAATTTTCAGATTGGAGAAATCAATTAGACGAAAAACTCAATCTGAAAAAAACAGACATGGGCGATGTAGTAAAAGATTTTTACGATTCCGACGCTCCTCAATTCAAAGGAAAATCTAAAGAAAAACGTCGTGAAATGGCAATTGCTGCAAAATTGTCTGCAATGAGAGAAGATTGGCAAGTAGTCAATAAAAAAGATAAGACTGATGGTATGAGTCAGAAAGCAGTTGATACTTACCGCCGTGAAAACCCAGGTTCCAAACTTAAAACTGCTGTAACTGGTGACCCAAAACCAGGCAGTAAGGATGCGAAGCGTAGAAAGTCTTTCTGCGCTCGTTCTAAGGGTCAGCAAGACATGCATAACATCGATTGCTCTAAGACCCCAGATAAACCTGTTTGCAAAGCCCGTCGTCGCTGGAAGTGCTGAACCATGAAAAGTTTTCAACAGTTTCTATCAGAAAGTATCACCATCAATGGTGATTTTAATGGAACCCTAAATGTAGGTGCTTCTCAACCAGAACAAGCAACAGAGTCTTTCTTTGCTGATATTGTTTGGGAGGGAAAAATTTATCATTTGGAAATAGAAGGATCAATGATGAATAAGAGTGAATTGGCAGAAAATCTTTTAAATGAGTATCCTGGTGCGATCATTCACAACATATATCCTTCAACCTCAAGTTCCTTAAAAATTAAAAGTTCTCAAAGATATCGTCCAGAAAAATTGGGTTGGAGTGATTAATGGCTCAGTGGAATAAAAATACACAAGATTATCTCAATCAAGAGAGAAGTCTATTTGAAGTCTATATGTGTGCCGACAAGTATGGCAACATTGGTGCTTGTGGTGGTGATACCCAGTTTGACTTGAATATTGCTGCAGGTATTACCACCCAGATTGCAAACGTTCATAAGTTTGGTGCAGTAGTAACTACATCAGCAACTTATGATACCGTTTGGTCTTATGGTGGTGCTTACACATTTCCATCCTCTGCAGGAATTATTACTGTAACTTCCAGTTCTGCTCAGGATGATTCTGGCGGAACGGGAGCACTTACAGTTAGACTTCAAGGTCTAGACGCAAACTACAATGAAGTAGAAGAAGATTTTACTCTTAATGGAACTGTCGGTGTTGCTGGAACGGTAGAATTTTTAAGAACTCATAGAGCATTTGTTCTTACTGGTAACAATGACAATAATAACGTAGGTGCTATTAACTTCACTCATAGTGTTGGAGTTACTTGTCAGATTGCAGCGGGAATGGGTCAATCTCAAGTTACTTTCTATACCATTCCAGCAGGTAAGAGTGGATACTTAAGGGCATTTGCCGCAACCATGAATAAAAACCAAGAGAATACTGTTAGATTATTCCAGAAAAAACCAGA